ATTAGCTTCTTTTATCATTTCTCCATATATAAATTCAAAATAATCTGTAACTTCCTTTCTTAATAATTCCTCTTTTAAAATATAATTACCATATATAGGTTCAGGTTGGTTTCCATTTGCTTTATCTTGAGCTTTTATGTCTTCTTCAGTAACTAAAGCCTCAGTTGGGGTTCCATTATATATATTAACTAATTGATCTCTTAATTCTAAATATTTTGATAAAGTGCTTTCATCAGGTTTATCACTACTTGAATCTACTGAGGCCTCTACTCGTGTTGGAGATAATCTATTAGTTAATCCTCCATTTAAGTGAGAAAAAGCTAGTGAGTTTTTGTTTCCTTTTACTCCTTTATCTTGAGCTTGAGCTGCTATTACTATTTGAGAAGCCATGTTAGGAGAAATTTTTGAAGTATAATTAAAATCATAAACTATACTATTTTTACCTAATATAGGAATTTCTAAGTATTTATCTGTTTGATATTCATAATTAGGTACAACTCTATCATCAAAAATTCTAATACATCTACTATCATCATCTGGTACTATTCTAAATTCATTAAAACCTCCACAAGCCTTAGATATTCCTGTTAGTATATCTTTAGCAAAATCAACAAAATTAACATCACCTTTTGAATCAGCTGAAGTGTATTTTCTTAAAGTTTTCGCTGCGAAATCAACATTAACTAAAGTGAGCATAAATCTTCCTCCTAAAGTAGGATTAACAGAATCATAAAATGGATAATTTGGCTTAATAGTTTCATAAAATATTGTTGAATCTACTGCGAAAGGTATACCTTCAGATCCTATTAAACATACTGTAGGATCTAATGAACAATGTCCAGGGAAGGTATAACACCTATTAGTTTCAGGGTTAACATCTATATAAATGTATGGATTTTCTTCAGTATCTTTTTGATCATATATTCCTCCTGTAGCTAAAGTTAATAAAAGTAAATTTCCTAAAGTCATATAAACTTGACGTTGAGTAACAGATTCACCATCTTCTCCTTCAGCTTCCATATCTAAATAAAAGTTACTAAAGTAAAGTTCAGGATATGTTATATCAGGTATATTAACTTTATTCCCTCCATTATTTTCATTTAATTTAGTTAGTAATGAATAATGATATCCTTTTTTAACTAAACTAATATTTTGAGAAAAATCTTCAAATTTTATATTTAACTTTTTATAAAAATTAGTTAAATAACCTTTTAAAATAAAGGGATTTGTACCTGTAGAAGCACCATAATCATAAAATTGAAATAAAGCCTCATTTAATAGAGATTTATTAGCATCTGATACTACAGGATAAGCGCTACCTGAAGTTTCAATATCTCCACTATTACCTGATTGGTTAATTTTTAGTGATTCTAATATATCTCCTGCTCCTACTAAATCTACTTTACATTTAAATTCTCCACTTGTTCCATATGAATAAGAAAAATTCTTAACAGTACCCCACATAGCGTCATAATTACCTGAGTGGTATACTCTTTTTTCTTGAATTTTAGTCATTAACTCTTCTTTGGTTTTAACACCATAAAAAGGTAGTGGAGCGGGGTTTGGGACTAAAGTTCCTTTATTATCTAAATATGGAGTATGACCCCATTCAATTAGGACACTGAATCCTAATTTCATATATAAAGCATTCATTATTTCTAATTGCTTCATATTATAACAAGTAAATTCAAATGTTGCTTCTCTTAAAGTACCTAATTTACCACCAGTTTTAATTGATAAGTTTTCTAAACCAGGCATAGGTTTAAAACCAAATTCTGTTCCCCCTATACCATAAGCTCCGTTAGGGCCTAAACCTGATCTTATTTGGTACGAGTTATCTCCTCCAGTATGATCTGCTAAACCTGCTTGTAATATATATTTTTTAGATAAAATATTTCCTTTTTCATTAGGAAAATTAGCATTATCATCATCCACATCAGCTCCTGAACTAATTCTTATCCAAGAATTTCTGTTGGTTAACCAAAGTAAATCTGATGTTGATCTACTTTCCTTACTTACTATTTCTTTTCTAAGATCGATTTGATCTTTGACATAAGGTTGAAAAGGGGATCCTGCTATATTAACATAGTCTTTCGCTTCCATAACTTATTAAGTGTTAGCTCTATTGTAGCTATTTATTAATTCTGATATATTTGGTGGTATTCTTAAATAAATACCTGCTGGTGGGTACATTGAGTCTCCTTCTAAATCATTTACCATAGCTATCATCCACCATAATGTTGAATCTCCATAAAAATCATAAGCTATTAAATCTAATCTATCTTCAGTTCCTGTTATAATATAATTATCATCTGTTTTAGGTTCTATAGAGGGGTAATAAGTAGGAGCATACATAGAATTACCAGATTCAGATGGTATTCCTGTATCATTTTTTATAATAGAAATAATTTGATATCTGCTAGCCATAATATTTGTTTAGGTATAAATATATAAAATAAAAAAGGCTCCTAATGGAGCCAAATTTAATTTAAATAATTTTTATTTTTTTGGAGGAATAATACCATCAGTATCAACTGGTACACCTCCAAAATTCTTAATTATTTCTTTAAAATCATCTCTTTCTAAGTAATTATTAGCTATTAAAGATCCTATATTTCTTCCTGCTGATACTATTATAGGTTCTTGGAATCCTTTTTGAGGTAATCTATTCATTATAGGTTTGAAGCTCATTTGAATTTTTAAGATTTGAGGTAATTCCATTTGTCCTCTATCATTATTAGCTATATCAGATTTTGGAGGAATTTGACCTAAAATTGCAGCAACTCCAGCATTTATTTGATCTGCTACTTCTACTTCAGGTTGTTTCATTTTTATTTCCCAAGGATATTCATCTTCTACAGATATATTCATAGAAGTAATAATACCAGGTGTTCTATAGAAATATTCTCCTATAGTTAATTGATGAATAGTACCTTTCATAAATCCTTGACCACCATAATCAGGATGTAAAGTAGAAGCTAAATAATTTAATTTTTGGTACATTTTTTCCATTTCTTGGACAGATTGAGCTGCTACTACAAAAGTAAATCCTACATCTCTTGTAAACCCTTGATAAGTGTAAAAATTTTCACCTCTACCCATATATTTTTTACTATCCCAATCTGCTCCTATATTATCTGAGAAATTTGTAATGAAAGCTCTAAAATGCATTCTATTAGTTTCAGTTGGATGGCCATTATCAATAGATTCTATGCAAAATTTAATTAAATCTCTAACATCCCCACTATCTTGTTCTACAGGAGTAGTAATAGATTTTCTATAGATAGGAGACATATTTATTTTGTCTTGGCCTGTTGTGTTTTCTATATAAAAATTAGCTCTTTGATCTCTAGTTCTTGAACCAGGATTACCTAAACCAATTCTAGTTTCTCTATTAAAACCCTTACCATTACGTCCTCCCGTAAAATAACTAACAGAAGCTGCTAATAATTTAGAATTAGAATCAGTATTTTGTCTAAAATCTTGTAAGGTTGGAAATAAACCTGATCCTGAATTTGATAATAATTGAGAATACTTTTGGGTGTTGCCTAATAATGTTATATTTCCATCTAAATCTGAAATAGAGTCAGATTCATTTCTTATACTACCTACTTTTTGTTGAAAATCAGTATTTTTTTCAGTTGTAGATAATTCTGGGAATGCTTTATTCCATAAAGATGATCTATAATTTAATTTATAAGGATCCTTTTCAGATAAAGATTGGAAATCAGGTCTATAATCAGATTTTGTAAAACCTGATGATTGATAAGTATTATATGAAGTAGTAGTATTAACTACTCTAGGTATAATAGTATTTCCGTCTCCATAAGATGAACCTGGGCCTCCTTCATAATTAAATAATTCAAATCCTCCTTCTAAATTTGATATACCTAATTGTTTTAAATTATCAGGTAAAATTTGACCTGTAGGAGATAAGATTTTATTATTATAAAGAGTAACTAATCTGTTTTCATTAGTACTTTTATTAGAAACTATTTTTTCATATTTGTTTTCATCATTTAATAAATCATTAGTATTAAAGCCAGGGCGAGGAACATGTTCTCCTGTACCTTGTAAAGCAATTTGAGCTAATAAATTAGAATTTGAATAAACTTGAGTATTTAAAACTTCCCCTCTAGTTTCAGTCTCAATTTTAGGATTAGATTTTTGTAATCCTATTTGTTTAGAAGTAAATAAAAGACCTTTTGGAAAATCATTTAAAAAGCGAGAAATTCTTATAGTGTCTTCTGCTGAAGATGCTATAGAGAATAAACCTCCTCTAACTGTACCTTCAGAGCTATATCTAGCAAGATCAGCTAGGTACTCTCCAGCAGGTGAGTCTTCAGGTAATCCTCCCTTAATATAAGGTAGACCACTAGAACCACCAAAAGGACGGTCCTTGTCTACTCTTAAACTTTTTAAACTAGTTTGTAGGTCTCTTAACGCCATTATTATCCTGGTAAGTTATCCATATACTTAGTGATAGTAGGACGGTCTAATGTGGAAGGTTGTGGGTAATTAAGTAAATGTGGATTGTCGTTAATTGAGTACTCATAATGTAATTTAGACACTATTTGTTCTGCTTCAGTAGGTTGAACAGTTCCTCCATTACCTAAAGTAGAAGTTTGTTCTTGTCCTAAAATTTGATTTGCCATGTTATTATGTTTTAATGTTTATGATAAATATTAATTATATTTTTCTTGTAGCTATTCCTAATGGAGCTTTTTGCAATTCACTTGACACACGTACTCCGTCTAAGTTAGTGTTAACACTTACTTTAGACATTGCTTGAGCCATTTTATCATAGTCAATAGAAGGTGAAGCTTGAGTGGCAATTTGCTGTTGAGGAGTTCTTACTTGTGGGGTTGGATTTAAATTAGTACCTACTTTTATTTTACCATCAGCTCCATACATTGCTTTATCATTTGGATTCAATTGAACTGATCCAAATTCCCCAGACATTATAGGTCCTTTTTTAGGGTCAACAATACCATCTTTTATTGATGGTGTTTTAGGTGTAGTACTTGAATTAACTACCGCCATAACTGCTGCTATACCTGCTATTATACCTAGAGCTCCTAAACCTAAAGTTAAAGCACTGGCACTAGCTACTGCAGCTGCGGCTCTACCTACTTCTAATCCTAATAAAGTAGCAGTTTTAGGAATCATACCAGCTAAAGCTATTGCTGATTTACCTATAGATGTAGCTATACTTACCGCCATAACAGTAGCAATCATACCCATCACACTATACATTACAAAAGAGTTATCTAACATTTTAGCTAAAATTTGAGCAGGTCCTGCTAATAATTCTGTCATTTTAGCTATAGAAGTATTAATAGCTTCTTGAGTAGATAATCTTTTAACATCCATTTCATCCATAGCCATAGCATCTGCTATAGCTTTATCTGAAAGTCCTTGCTTTCTCAAATCAGCCATATACATTTCAGCTAATTGGTCACGAGAAATTCCTAAAGCTTTAGCGGCTGCTTCTTGTTCTATTCTATTACCTGATGCAAATGATTGTACTAAGGCTTGATTATTAGCTATTTCTTTTGTTAACTTATCGGTTTGATTAGTTAAAGCATAATATCTAGCTGCTTCTAAATTTAATTGCTTACCTGAAATTACTTCATATTCAAATTCAGAAGCGATTGATGATTCAATATCTAATAAAGAGCTAGCTATACCTTCAACATCTTGTAATGAAAGACCTAAATCTTTTGCTTGTCGAACAGCTTCTCCAATTCTTTTAACACTATTACCCATAGAAGCTGCTACAGCAGTTGAAGTATTGTATACTTCTCTCATTACAGCTCCTTGAGCTAATGCAGATCTATTTTGTTTATTATATTGTTTATTACCCTCTTTAAGAGAGTTATTCATATCATCAATAGATTGCCCATTAACTTGAGACATCATAGCTGCTTTATTGGCTTGTTCTTGGGTCATACCCATAGATTTAACCATTTCAGATGCCGCTGCTAAAGTATCAGGAGAGAAAACAGCAGCCGCATTCATTCCTAATTGTTCTGTTAATGAACTCGCAGTTTTGATATAATCAACACTAGTAATTAATCTACCATTAAATTGATCCATTAAAGGGATTTGACCCCCTGTTAAATTTGTAAATTTAGCTTGAGCTTCATCTAAATCAAAGAAACTTTTTACCATTTTACCTAATATGGCATCAGTCATATTAGTTAAAGTAACTTGTTCTTTTATAGCTTCAGCTATATTTTTATACTTATTAGCTTGTTTGTCTAATTCTTTATTTTGATTTTTTAAACTAGTAATTTGATCTCTTAATTCCTTTTTACGTTGGACATCATAAGGAGGAATGTTTTTATATTCTTCTTCAAGATCACTGATAGCGTCTTGATTTAGTTTTATTTGTAATCTAGCCTCTTTAGTTTTTTGGATAGCATCTGATATAGGTTTAGCTATACCAGCAAATCCCATTTTTTCTAAGAATTTACCTGCTCCTTCTAAACCACTTCCTAATAGACCAATTTCTTTGTTAACTTGTTCTTGAAGTTCTATAGTTCTACTTAAAGTTCTATTAAAGGCTTCTTGCTCATCTAAAGCAGCTTGAGCCGCTATTAGATCTTTACCTTGTAATTGTCCACTTCTTATAGATAATTTTAATTCTTCAAATTTTATTCGGGCTTGATTTTGTAGATTTTTTAATTGTTTTTCTGATAAAGAATTTTCTCCTCTTCTGTAATCATTTAATTGTCTAGCAATATCAGATATACTATTTATGGATTTTTTAGCAGAATTGAAATATATGTTTTGCTTAGACATTTCATTAACAGTGTCTTTAAAACTTTTAGATATATAATCTAAATCTCCAGATGATTCTCTGAATTCTTGTCTTAAAGCTTTAACTGTTAATAAGGCTTTATTTAAATCTTCTGGTTTAAAAGGAGTTAAAGGTCTGTCTCCTAGTTGTCTTCTAAGATCAGCAATTTCTTGATTTAAAGCATTTATATCTGCAGCCATAATGTATTATATTGGTATAAATATGAAAAGCCCCTATTTTTTAGGGACTTTTGCATTATATGTACTTGATTGTGGGATATCAGGTCTAGCTATTTCTTTACCACTTTTATTGGTTAATTGATTGTTTTGTTTTTCAGCTTCTTCACTTTCTTTATCATACCATTCTTTTAATTTATTAAAAGTAAAAGTTCTAAGCCAAATAGGCATACTATAAATAGTATTCCAATCATATCCTCCTTTACCATGAAATACTATTTCATTTATTTGAGAGAATAAGTTTATTCTATGAGTTGAAGTCAGGCCAAAAAAAGTTAAGATTAATTGGTACGGCGATGTCCTCCCCGCCATCACCTTGAATAGTTAAATCAATATCTGGTGATATTCTTTTTACTTCTTGTCTTAAAGCTCTAGAGTCTCTTGCTAATAATTGATTATCAATAAATTCTCTAATAGTTTTTTTCTCTCTATCACCATTAACTGAAGTTATCATGTATTTTAAACGAGTTGATAATTCTGGTGACCCATTTGGGTTAATTTTCTTTAATCCTTTTAGTTCCTGATCTATTGCTAATTCATCACCATGTGATAATAATTTAAAAGTAACTTCGTCTTTAGTAGCAGGTAAAGTAAAATTAAAATCATTACCATTAGTATAATCTACATCTGATGGTAATTCTTTATCTTTTAAAGTAGTTAAATCTACTTGATATACTTTTCCATTAGTTTCAAATTCATATTCTTGACCATATCCTAAAATACGAGATGCAATTAAAATAGCATTTTTATCACCAACTAATAAATCTTTAAAATTGATTTTAGTAATAATAAGAGATTCTAATAATTTATCTAATACAATACCTTGTTGAATGTAATTAGAGTTAGTTAAAATATCTTCCTCACGAGCTGTCATGTATTTCATTTCAATAGAGCCTGCTCTTAAGGGAGAATCTTCAGGATATAGTAGACCTTTAGAAGGTAAATCTACCATTTCAGTAGGGAATTTTGGGGTTGCAACTTGATTTTCCATAAATTTTATTTGTGTTTATATATAAATATAGTAAAATAAAAGAAAGCCCAATAAATGGGCTTTCTCTTTTGTATGTTTTGTGTTTCTTAGTAGTTTAAGATACAATAATCCATTGCTATTGTTACTGAAAGTTCTACCGCTGCTTCTCCTGAAGACCAATCGTATTCTCCGAAGTTTGCTGATTTTACGAATGCTCCTTTTATAATCCATTCTCCAACTACATCCCCTACAGGACCTAAGATATTCATTCTTAAATCTTTTTTGTAGAAATCTGAGTATCCATCTCTACCTGTTACAGATTCGTGAGCTAAACGTGCCCATTCCATTACTGTTTGAGCTCCTGATGGTGCAATTGGATCATATAATGCTAAAGTCATATCATTCCATCTTACTTTACCTTTAACTTTACGGTAAACATTGATGTGATCTAATATAATTTCATTTGCTTCAAATCCTGGTGCAGATGCTTTTTTAATTAAGTATGATGGGATACCGTCAATATATAGTATAAATCTATTTTGAACTTTTGGTTCAAAAGCGGTAAACATTATTTCGTTTGGGTTTAATACTGCCATGTTACGTTTTTGTTATTGTTGATGATAAATATTAAGAAAAAAGCCCTTATGATAGGGCTTTAATCCTAAATTATTTTATTAAAATGTAGCTCCTGTTGGTGTTACATTAAAGTCTAATATAATAAACTCAGCTGTTCTAGTTGGTTGGATAAATATCTGACCTACTAATTGATTTCTATCAATTACATCAGCTGTGTTATTTGATTCATCCATTACTACTTTAAATGCATATAATCCTTGTCTTTGTTGAATAGAATCTAAATATGGATTTACTTGTGATAAGAATCTATTTCTTGTAGCTAAAGTATTTTGTTCGAATACTAATGTGTTAGCAATTTGACCAATATATGATTTTAATTCAATTAATAATCTTCTAACATTGATTCTATCTAAAGCTGAAGCTTTTTGTTGTAATGTTTTCTGACCGTAAGCAACAACTCCTTGTCCTGGGAATGTAGCAATTGGATTAACTTTTCCTAAGTACAATGTATCTCTATCATCTGGTGATAATTTTTTAGCTGCTTGTACAACACTTAAACCACCTCTTGTGAATCCTCCTGGTGCGAACCATGGAGCTGCAATTCTATCATTGTAAGCGTAAACACTTGGTATGATTGTTGATGGTGGAACCCATGTTAATTTTCCAGTATTTGGAGCATTAACTTGAACCCATGGCCAATAAGCTGCTGCATAGCTATTATCAATTTCTAAAGCTTCGCTTACTACTGAGTTAATAGTGTTAACATCTTTACTTACTAAATCTACAACCGCGATAGCATCACCTCTGTTTTGAGTATTAGTTAACATTAATCCTATAGCTGCTGAATTAGCTGATTGCCATAATCCTGGTACAGTAATCACGTTGTATCTAAATTCATCTTGGTTAGATAACAGATTTAATGATGATGTATAGTCATTATCTGATAAACCGTATACTGCCGCTAAATTACCATTAGCACCACCGAATGAACCACTAGCGTTTGTTGGAATTGAAGCTGTATATTGTGATTTAGCTACTCCGTTGTTATCAAAATAATTTGGTGTAGGAGCTACTACTGATTTTACTCTCACATATCTTGATTTATTAGTATAATCACCTGAAACATCTGTGTATCCATTATCAATAGAAATTGATTGGTTACCAATTACAGCTTCAATATAATTTGGAGAGTTTGGATCTAATGATAATCCAGCATATGATTCTAATATTACTTTTGAATTAATATTATCATCTCCTCTTCTAACTAATAAACTAAAAGTTCCAGCTGCTGTATCTCTATTTGCTACTTCCCATCTAACATTATCTGGAGTTCCATTTACTAATGTATTGTTATTACCTGTTGCTCCAGCACTATTTTGAATAGCTCCCCAAGATAAAGTTTCTAAAGTAAATGCTACTGAAGGAGTACCTGATGCACCACCAGCTAAACTAGCAGTTAAAGTACCTACTCCACCTACTGTTGTAGTTCTGTAAACTTTATAAGAGTTTGCTGCTGTTCCTGCTGAACTACCTGAGAAAGCAAATATATTTGAACTTACATCATAGCTAGCTGAGAAATAATTATAAAGATCCCAAGATCCTGTATTAATAGTTTGAGCTACTTTAGTACCCCATTGATCTAGTGTGTAAGCAGATCCTGAAGGAAGTGAAGTATAAAAGAATCTTGTTGAACCTTCGTTTTCAACAAATTCATATCCTGTTTGGTTAGGAACAATATAGAAATCAATATCTGGTGTAGCAAATCTTATTGCTACAAATGATCCTGTATCCAAATCTGTAAAAGCTGATATGTTTAATGACCCAGTTGCAAATTTTCCATCAACTCCAGTAATTCCACTATTAATACTAGATGTAGCAGGAGCAAATGTTCCACTCACTACTCTAGTCACTAATAAACTATTACCTCCTTGTTGGAAGTAGTTATAAGCAGAGATTGAAGTTAAATATTCATTTGAAGTACCTCCACTAACGAAAGAACCACCAAATTTATTAATATAATCACTATATGAAGTAACTAATGTAGGTATTCTAACCGGACCTTTTACAGTAGGACCTACTATAGCAGCTCCTGCAACGATAGGGCCTTGTGTGATCTGTGATTGGTCATTTTCTCTAGTTAGTACTCCTGGAGATAATAATGTTTCAGCCATTTTATTATTGGTTTAAATTAATTTATTTGATGATAAATATTGAAAGGGGGTTTAAAACTTATATTTTAGGGTAAGTTATATCACCTGTTTTTATATCTATATTAATATCACCGTATTTTGTTTTTAGTTTAGAACTTATTTCAATTTCACTTGAAACTATTTGTTCATATTGTTGTTTTAGGTAATCTTCTTCTTTTTCAATTTGTAATTTTCTAAATTGTAATTGACCTAATCTACCTATTAAAATTTCAGATTTTTCTTGAAAATCTATTAAATCTTTTAATTCTTGTTCTTCTAATTTTGTTGGTTTAATCATAACGTTTTTTATTTAATTTATATTAATGAAGTCCATGTAGTACCATTATAAAAATATGGTTTACAATCAGCTCCTGATCCTGATACAGATATTGAACCTGTTGGTTGACTTGTTGGTAATGGATCATTTGGTGCTAAAGTTAATACACTTGTAATACTAACTGATCCTGTTACTTGAAATTCAGAACCTGATGCATATACTAAGTTTGATCTATTAGAATTATCAGCTCCATTTCCTATAATAAAAGCTCCTTGATTTGAAGAAGATATATTATAAGTTCCTTGAACATGTTGATATTGACCTGATGCTACTGTTCCCCAACCTTCAGCATGTGAATATGAACTTGAAGCTATAGAACCTGATCCTTCAGCATGTGCTCCTTCTCCTACAGCATGAGTTCTACCACCTTCAGCGTGAGAATATAGACCTGAGGAAGTTGCAAAATATCCTTCAGCATGTGAATATTGTCCTATTGTTAATGTACGAGTTCCTTCAGCATGTGAATAATCTGCTGTAAGAGATGTGTTTGTGATGTATCCTTCAGCGTGTGATGCTTGACCATTAGCTACAGTTTGAGTTCCTTCAGCATGTGAATAGTTACCATTAGTAATAGTAAAACTTCCTTCAGCATGTGAATAAGAACTAGCAGCTGATGTTTGATTTCCTTCAGCATGTGAATAATTCGCAGTAGATGTACTTTGATATCCTTCAGCATGTGAATAATTTCCAGTAGATGTAGTATTTTGACCTTCAGCATGTGAGTAATCACCAGTTGATGTTGTAGATCTACCTTCAGCGTGTGAGTACTGTCCTGTAGATTTAGTCTCTCTACCTTCAGCGTGTGAATAATCAGCTGATGAAGTTGTTTGATATCCTTCAGCATGTGATGATACTCCTATAGTTAGAGTTTGAGCTCCTTCAGCATGTGAATATGATCCTGATGTTATTGTTACATTTCCTTCAGCGTGACTTGCTTCGCCTCGAGCTATTGAATATCTACCTTCAGCATGTGACCATCCTCCAAACTGAGCTATAGTATAATATCCTTCCGCATGTGAACCATAATCAGCTATTGTACCTTCTCCCTCAGCATGTGAAAATGAACTTGAAGCTATAGAACCTGAACCTTCAGCATGTGAATATTCTCCAAAAGCTATAGTATTAACACCTTCAGCATGTGAATTTAATCCTGATGCTATGTTTCTTAGTCCATTATTCAATGAACCTGAAATTAAAGTAGATCCACTAATTGTTTGATTACCTATAAAGGTATTTGAACCTGTTGTAGCAAATGATCCTGTTTTATTATTATATGATGAAGTAAATGAATTAAATGATGATGTAGTAACTGTATTATAAGTTAAAGCTACTGTTCCTGTATCATTAGGTAAAGTAATAGCTTTTATACCTGTAGATAAAGAAGCAGGGAATAAAAGTTGTTGTGAATTAGATGCTGAGTTATATGTTAAAACCCCTTGTCCTAAAAGAGTATAATCAAATGGTGAACCCTGGTTTTCAATAGTAATGATATTAGAATATACACTCATTAATGAACCCCCACCTAATGTTGTAAAAGTACCTCCGTTTAAATTTACAGATCCTGTTATATTTTGTGAACCTGTAATTGAAACTGAACCTGTAATATTTTGAGATCCACTAAAAGTATTTGATCCTGTTGTAGCAAATGATCCTGTATTAATAGAAGAAGCTGATCCTGTATTTACAGTAATATTAAATGTACTAGCATCACCTTTTGTAAATGTAATTACATTATTAGTAGCAGAAGCTGTTAATAAAAGTGATCCAGTATTAGTTGTTCCTCCTCCACCAGGACTATTTAAAGCATAAGATGATGTTAAAGCATAAGAAGCACTTGTTACTGACCCTAATAATGTTTGGGCTACTGTTGAGTAAGACGCACTTACAGTATATGAAGCTGATGTTGAATTTAAAGCATAAGATGCACTTGTAGCAGCTGATGCGTTTGTTGAACTTAAAGCATAAGATGAAGATAAAGCGTAAGAAGCACTTGTAGAACTTATAGCATATGATGAAGTTAAAGCATACGAGGCACTTGTAGAACTTATAGCATATGATGAAGTTAAAGCATATGATGCAGTTGTAGCTTCATTAGCGTATGAACTTGAAGTTTCATAATTTATCTCATATGAAGCAGATAAAGCATAAGATGCAGTTACCGCATATGAAGCAGTAGCAGCGTTTGTAGAAATTAAAGCATAAGATGCTGAAGTAGCATTAGAAGAAGTACCAAATACTGAACCTGTAATACCTCCAGTTACTCTAAGTGATCCTGATAAAGCTGTTGAACCTGTTACAGTTAAAGAACCTGTTATTAAAATATCATTATTAGCAGTATTGCTTAAAGCATTAATTACTCTTAAGACATGTTCTGCTCTAATTACCTGACTAGGAGATATACCTGAGGTACTGATTGTACTCATACTTATTATGGTTTAGGTTTTGATTATTCTATAATAAATATGATGAAGTCTAGTACCAATTAAGACTTTTTACAAGCCATCTTCATGCCAATATTCTTTAAACCATTCTCTTTGAGTAGAGTATGGATAAGTACTCCATCCGTATTTAGGCCATTCTAAATCTATTCCTTCTTTAGGAAATGATTTAAAAATTTTAGGAGTTAATTCATCACTTAAAAGTTGAGCTTCTTGATAGAATTCAGAATTATCGTGTAAGTATTTTTCAGGATTTAATAACCATTTATTAATCTTTTTATCAAAATTAGCACAATAATGGCTACCTATGTATGACTCACTTCTTATATAAGAATCGTAATATTGGTCTAGTTCATGCTTTTGAATGTTGATTTTATCATGAATATTACTATCTAATGGTATATTAAATACATCAATTAAGTCTTCAGTGTTACCCCAAAATACATGGTCTCTAGGATGAAAAGGAAATGGTTTAAAATTACCTGATACACATATTCTGTTTTTAGGTTTAGCCTCATTATTAGAAAATGTTAAGAGTCTTTCTTTATTTTCCTGATAGAACTCATACATTTTTGTCATACTATCTAATGTAAACTTTTGATCGTTTCTCATTTTGATAGTAAATTTAGTTTCTACTTGTTTTAAACCAGCTAAAGATGATACAATTTGTAAATTTCTATTTCCAGTTCCAGGATTTGAAGGTAAAGCACTTCTAATATATTTTACTCTAGGATTAGATAGTTCTTGAGTTTTGTCTCCTCTCCAACATGAAATAATAATATTGTTTATAAAAGGTAATTGTAAGTAATGATTAGCAACTTCATCAACATAATCATTGTATTGACCTTGTAATACTATATCAATTGAACCCTCAGTTTTTTTTTGATTACTATTTCTAAATTCATGAATTTGTTCTTCAGAAAATTTAAAATATAATAAATTGTGTTTTAAAAGAGATAAGTAAAATTCAGGTGTATCTTTGGATTTATATAATTCAATAGATAAATCTTTAGACAGTTTATGTCTTCCTGTATACCAACTTATATAAGATTTCTGGAATATTAAAGAATAATCTTTATCATATCCTATATCAGTTCTAGTAGGTTTATAATTATCAAGATGTGATAAACCTTGACATATAGAAGCATAACTTTCTTGGTATTCTTTTAATCCTTCCCAAATTAAACTTAAATGGTAATAAGCTTCTGGTCTATGTGGAGCGAATATAATAGCATTTAGAAATGAACCTCTAGTCATAACAGGTCTAGAACCTTGTTTATTATAACATAATCCTACTCTAACTAAAGCCTCATAAGTCAAATCATCATCATTGCCATATTCAGCTGATCTAACGTAGTAAGTAATAGCTGCTGCGGTATGACCTAAGTTTTCGTAAGTGTATCCTAAATTGAAATTTTTTTCTTGATTATAAGGGTCAAAAACAAATTCTCTTAATTGTTTTTCTAAATTCATAACTAATTTTTAATATAAATTAATACTTGAGCGGAATGAGTAAGACCATGAGAATAATTTAATAAATAATCATCATCAAACATTCTATCAGTAATATCTTCATTATCTCTAGAAAATACTTTATAATCAGTAAATTCAGTTAAATAAATATCTCTAAAATGTTTAAATTTATTTAAACTATCAGGAGTACCCCATAAATGCCATTCACCTGTTATATATCTTATATTTTTTAAGATCCAATCTTTATTTTCATTATTAAAAACATCATATTCTCCTCCTTCACAATCTATCTTTAAAAAATCTATTTTCTTAATCTTATTTTCTTTAATTAAATCTTTAAAAGTGATAGTTTCATATTGAGATCCTTCATTATTATAGATATGAACTCCTACTTCAATTTCATTTTTAGTTCCAGTAGATTCTGAAATAGCTTTATTGATTATAACAGCTTTATCTTGAAGGTTTGATTTTAAGGTATCAATTAAAGTATTAGAGGGTTCAATAGAATATATTTTTTTAGGATTTTTATCTAAAATAGAATATGAAAATGCTCCTACATTAGCTCCAATATCCATTACTATATCTCCTTCTTTAACTTCATTATATTTTTCATATAATTTATCTTGAAAAATTTCTTCTGATATTATTCCTATTAATTCTACTGGCAATTCTCCCCAATTAAATCCATTTTTAAATCCTATAATATTTTCAAAGGTATTTTTAGGTACTCTTAAAATGTAAGCCGCATTATCTTGGAAACCAAATGTTATTAAAAAATCATTTTTATGTTCAATTAAACCACAACTAAATTCTACTCTAGAAGTCATAAAATTAAAACAATCAGAATGTTTAACTATATTCCAATCTTTATCCCATATTATAAAACGATGATAATAATAGCAATCTTTATGTTCTGTTTCACTATACCAAAAATCTACTTCATGAGTAATTCCTATTCTATAATCACCCCATTTAATAATAGAAGAACCACCTCTTAAATCTCTATTTATATTAAGTTTTTGAGTTTTTAAAACTACAGTTTCACAAGTTTTATTAATAGGATCTACTTTTACTACTTCTGTTGGATTAGTCCATTTAACATAATGATAAGGCATATCATTAACAGGCATCCAATTTTTTTCACAATAAGTATCATTATTACCTGGAGCAGGTATTCTCCATCTTGAAATTTCTTTTACTCCTTCTTCAGACATTTCTATCTCTGAAAGTTCCATTCTACCCTGACCATTAGTTGTAGTGTCTCTTCTTACACCTGTTTGGTACCATTTATTATCCCACTTAACTATTCTTGCATCTTCTAAACCTATAAATTCCCATATAGGTGGGACATCTAATTTAGTAGTATCAGTTAAATTTGAAGATTTTATTGATAGATCCTCATTTAACTCTAAAATAAAATTTTTAGTTCTTAAAGTAATATCATCTTCAGGATTAATATAAGATAAAGGACCATATCTGCTTGGATGTTTTTGTTCATTTTCACTATGGTACATAGTATATTGAACATGTCTTAAATTTACAAAGATTCTTTCTTGATCTATAAAAATAGAAGGATTACATAATCCAGTACCGTTAGTATCTTCTGAAGGTATTAAAAGTGGATGTATAGATCCTCCTTGTTCTAGGATTGTTTTTACTAGATTATTTATCATATAACTTGTTATTTTCTCTAATGTAATAAGAATTTTTTATAACTCCAAACTTTTTCCTACTTCTTTTATAAGTTCATAATAATGAACTGAAGCATAATAAGGACTTAAAGTTAGTTCAGAGTTGTAAGGTAATTGATGCATATAATCTCCTTTAAAGAATTGTTTTGTATTATCTGTTACTCCAGCGTTATGGAATAAAGAATTTACTTCCCATTCTGCTATAGCTGAGTTAGCCCAAGTAAAATTTAATTTAGAATCTATTTTAGTTTCTATTCCTAATCTCCAAATGCCCCATAATACCGCCCACATATCAGCACACCATATTTGCAGTTCATGATGTGAAGGATCTTGTAGTTTTTTCATTTGGTTTAAATGAGTAATTTGAGGGAACAGTTGTTCACAGTCTGTATAAACTCTATACCAAAAATCAGAAGTAACATTTTTCATTAAGTACTGAGCACCACCTGAATTAGGTTGGTTTTCTTTAACTACCTCTTCTTTCATGTCCATTATTTGAAGCATTTTATTTAACACATCATCTCCTTTAGATTTAATATAATCATATCCTATATAAGAAATAGTATCAGAAAGATACCAAATATCATCTTGAAGTAAATGATTTACTTCTAAAGGTTTAGTTAAAGCTATATCACAATCATGATAGAAAATAGTTTCTTTTTCTAATTCAGGATTTTCTTTAAAATATTTTGATAACAAGTAAGGTCTTATACTTGAAATATAAAATGAAGTAGGTCTATCATCTTGATAGAATTTAAAGTTAACTTTTGGATACCTAAATTGAAGTTGTTCAAAGTAATCATCTTTATAATTACCTTGAACAGCTAAAATTATGTGTATATCTTGTGGTTGTACTTTATTTTTTATGAAGCTATAAAGCATAACTTCTATTTGCCATGCATAGTATAAACTAGCAGGTTGAACACAAACATATTTCATAACTAATTTTCAATTATGATAAAATTCTTGATTTGATTCCTGGGTTTTCTAAATACTTAACAGAAAATTCAAACCCGTATCTTTCTTGTAATAATTTAGCGGCTGTTGATAAAACATTACCAGTACCCCATAAAGCTCCAAATTTACCTCTAGCTTGATTTACAAAATCATTCCAAGTATTATCATCTATATAACCATTATTTTGAAAGTTTTCATTACTATTTAAAATTGAATATACTGTTTCTTTATTATTTAAAAAAGTAAAATCATCTTCATTAAAATCTTTACCAAAATCTGTTTCTCTAATAACTCCATGATCTTTAATTAATTTATCATAAAGTTCAGGACTATCATCTTTTAACTTTCTTAATTGTCTTAAATCTACTTGAGGTAACATAGCAAATTCTGCTGTTAAATCATTTACATTAGGTCTATAATCTGCTTGATAAGAAGCAATAGCTGTTCTAGTTCCTACTAAAGCAGTATTAACTAATCTAACTTGAGCCGCTGATAAATCTCCGTCTTGTTGGTTAGCTACTATTTGATTAATTGTAATTCTTAATTGATCGTCTACATTAGATAAAGCTTCAAATACTCCTGGTACTGATTCTTTTATAGCAATTTTCTTTCTAAGTAAAGATTCCGCTTGTTCTATTAATATGTCTATTGCTTCTGCCATAATTTATTATTTTCCGCTTGTTAATACAATTCCTGCTTTAAACATAGCATCATATAATTCTGGGTTACTCTTTTTTACCTCATCTAATTGATGGAAGTCTACATTTTTAATGTCTCTTAATTCTCCTACAACATCTGTATCATCTGGTACATATTGTGTTTCTAATACTATTAAACGTGTTCTAGGAACTCCTGTGATAGCACTGTTAATTAAATATTGCTGTTGAGCTGTTAATTGTTCAAATTCACCTGAATTTGATATAACATTACAAGCTGCTCTAAATTGATCATCAATATTTTGTAATGTTTCAAATACTGCTGGAGCAGATTCTCTTAATGCTAATTTCTTTTTTATAAGATTTGTAGCTATATTTACTAAATTTTCAACGTTGGCACTTGGCATGATATTAGGGTTTAAGTTATTTGATAATAAATATTAAAATTAATGTTAAAAATTAACAACTTGTTGGGAAACCTGTAAAATCAGTACCATCCCAAAATCTAGCGACAGTTCCATCTGAATACCATCCTGCTATAGCTGATGTAGCACATGCTGCGCTACCATATATAAATGTAGCTGTAGATATATCTCCAGTATCTGTGTATCTATTAACAAAAATGCTGAAAGCACAAGCATCAAACTCATTACTAGAATCATATCCTAAGAATGGAGTATAAACACATCCACTAGTTGTTGTAGTGGTTGTAGTAGTTGTAGTAGTAGTCGTAGTTGTGGTTGTAGTAGTGGTAGTTGTAGTAGTCGTTGTTACTGCTGTAAATCTAGCGAACCACTCTGCATTATAATAAGTATCAAGTACTGATACATTATAAGGATTAGTACCTGTAATAAAATTTCCTCCTGTAGAAGCATCATACCATCCTCCAAAAGTATATCCAGAATTAGCTGAGGCGGATACTGTTATATAGGAATAAGCGACAGTAAAAGCTTGTCTTAAAGTACCTACTTGAGTACTAGGCCCTTGTGACCAAGGATAAGTTATACTCACATTACCATTAGATACAGCGTTCACTCTCAAATAAAATAAATAATAACCACCTCCATATAAATTTCCAAGTCTATAATTAGCCCCAGTATAATTTGGGGGCCAAGTATATTCTGATGACCCTAAAGTAGTATTTGTACTTATATTAGTTGTAGGCGCACTATAAAAAGTATTATAGTAACTTGCTAATCCTACATTATTTGTAACTGCTATTCTAGGCATAATTTTATATTTCGTCTATAATATTCTCTTCCCCAAATATACCTTTGTAAACTTCTTTTAGTTTATCATAAGAATAAGAGTAAACACTTCCTGTAATAATATCAATATTTTTTAGGGTTTTTATTTCTCCATCTATTTCTACACTTTGAGTTAAAGGGTAAGAATAAAACATATTCCATTCTTTCCATTCATTGTTATAAGACATTGAAACATTTAAACGTCCTGTTCCTATACTTTTATCAGCATCTTCTAAATAAGGAGGAAAATTCAAATCAGCATACTCTTTATTTTCATAATGGGCTACTGAAGTAAATAGAAATCCTCCTATTTTATTAATATTATAGTTTTCAATTTTTACATAAAAACTATTATGAGTATTTCCATCTAATGTTTGTACTGATTGTGATACTATAAAACCCATAATTATTTTGTTAATTTATTTACTAATTCTTTTAATTCATCTATTTGTTTTTGTTGTTCTTTAATAGACTCTATTAATAAAGGAATAATTTTATCATATTGAACAGCTTTCATTCCACTTTCTCTAGTCTGAACTGCTTCTGGAATTACTAGTTCAATTTCTTGAGCTATAACTCCTACATCATGTCCTTTATTACCATGGAATGGTTCGTCTTCTATCCAATCAAATTCAACTCCACTAATTTGAGATATTTTTTCTAATGGAGAATCTATTTTTACAATATTATTTTTCCATCTTTTATCTGAAGTAGAGAATGCTACTATATCATTTGAAGCTTCAAATCTACCTGAAGTATTAGTTGGGTTAACACCTAATCCCATAGCTCCAGCAGCTGTTATTCTTAATCTTTCTCCTCCATTTGTAGCAAATCCTAATACATCTGCTGATATGTTATACATACCTGTATTAGTGTCTCCTGAGAATGAGAATGCAGGGGTAGCCGCTGCACCATTTCCTCCTCTAACACCTGTTGCACTATTTACAATAGGAGCAGTAAATGTTCCATCTGCGGGGTAATAAGTAAGTGTTGTTGAGTCTACACCTAATGAAGCATTTCCTGCTGTTGTCCCTACAAAAGTTAAGTAATAAGTTACAGGAGTTGTATCTTGATTATTTACAGTAACAGTAGATGCCATAGAAGCTGATGTAGCAGTAGCAGCATTTCCTGATATTCCTATTCCCCAAGTACCTGATGCTCCAGTTCCTGTAAGTGTTGGTGAGTATGAATTAAAATTGTTTGAGTGTAACATTCTACTCCAAGTACCTATAGATCTTTCTCTCATGTACATGTTACCACTTGATTCAGCTGCTACAACAAGATCAACACCTCTTGCTGCGGTATCACCGCCACCCATTATGAATCTGTAAGACATAGCAGAACTCATATTTGTTGGAAGGTTTGTTGAACCAATTGGGTTTATAAACGTAGTATCATAAACATTTGGATAACTATTAAAGTCATGAGCAACATAAGATTTACCACCTTGTTGTATTATTCCAGAAGAAACTGCACCTAAAGCATGAGAAGCTGTTGTAGCCCAAGAAGCCGTACCTGCTAAATTTGGTACAGTTAAAGTATTTGAGGTAGCATTAAATGTTAATGTTGAACTATCTACTCTAGTTGCTCTATTACCTGTAGTACCATCCGCAAACATTAGATAGTAAGGACCTGTACCAGAAGTTGTGTCTGTTACTGCTACATTTGTAGCGTTAGTTACAGTTCCTGAAAATGAACCTGTTATACCTGCTGATACTACTAAAGATCCTGTTATTTGAACTTGTGAACCTGAAGCATATAATAAGTTTGATCTTGCTCCTGTACCTGTACCATTACCTACAATAAAGGCTCCTTGATTAGTATTAGGTTGGTTATACATTCCTATTACACTTTGATAATTACCAGAAGCGGATGTATATAATCCAGCGGCATGTGAAGCACCACCTTCAGCATATGTAAATTCACCTTCAGCATGTGAATAAGTTCCTACTGAAACTGAACCTCTTCCTTCAGCATGTGAGTTAGATCCTGATGATATTGTCTGATTTCCTTCAGCATGTGAACCACCACCAAATGATATAGCAGATGATCCTTCAGCGTGAGATGCTTGTCCTATTGCGTTTGTAGAATCTCCTTCAGCATGTGTAGAATCTCCTGAAGCTGTAGTAAATTGTCCTTCAGAGTGAGCTGCGGTTCCTATTGTACGTGTTCTATATCCTTCTCCATGTGAATATACTCCACTAGCAGATGTTTGTAATCCTTCAGCGTGAGACCAATCTCCTATAGCAAACCCACCATATCCTTCTGCATGAGAACCTGAACTTATAGCTATAGCTAAATAACCTTCAGCATGTGAAAATCGTCCTGATGCTATTGTATAGAATCCCTCCGCATGTGCAGCTTCTTGTGAAGCTCGTGTTAAATAACCTTCAGCATGTGAATAAGCCGCTGAAGCGGATGTTTGATATCCTTCTGCATGTGAGGCTCCTCCTACAGTATGAGTTTGCCACCCTTCAGCATGTGAATTATCTGCTACAGCTAAAGTTTGATATCCTTCTGTATGTGTCCATTGTCCACTAGCTACAGTTGTTCTACCTTCAGCATGTGAATCTGTTCCTGTAGCTACACATCCTGAATCTCCGTTTTCTAGTTTTCCTACTAGTATTAAAGTAGTACCATCAAATGTTAAATTTGATTCTACAGAAACGTTAGGTGAAGAACCATTTAATGTTAATAAACCATTATCTGTTGTTCCTGTTAAAGATAAAGTACCTGTTGTACCTTGTCTACCTTGAACCCCTTGAACCCCTTGAACCCCTTGAACACCTTGTACTCCTTGTACTCCTTGAGCACCTTGTGGACCTTGTACTCCTTGTACTCCTTGAGCACCTTGTGGACCTTGTACTCCTTGTACTCCTTGTACTCCTTGAGCACCTTGAACCCCTTGTACTCCTTGAAGACCTAAAGCAGTATTATATGATAAATTACCTGAAGTGTCTGATACCACTATACGGGTTTGAGAGGTACTGGCTAAACCTGTTAATCGAGCTGAAGATCCTGTAAAAGCAGTAGCCCAAACATTTCCACCTACTGTTAAGGAAGCTGAGGTAGGAGTAGATGTTTTAATACCTACATCACCTGAACCTGAGATATATATAGCTGCTGTTGCTGTACTATCATACATGAATGATACATTAGTTGAATTACTTGAAGCTTTTGCATAATTAATACCTCCTACTTGAGTACTACCAGCATCAGTTGCTATAATATTAAAAGTGGTAGCTCCTAATGATTTACCAGACCACGCGCTATCTAGTGATTTTAATATACTTTGTCCTGCCCCTAATGAGCCTGAGTTGTTTAGTGTAAGTATTGAATTAGTACCTACTATTGTTGATGAACCTGTTAATAATAAAGTAGTACCATCAAATGTTAAATTTGATTCTACTGTAGCATTTGGCGCAGAACCATTTAATGTTATTACACCATTATTTGTTGTACCTGTTAAAGATAAAGTACCTGTTGTACCTTGAACCCCTTGAACCCCTTGAACACCTTGTACTCCTTGAACCCCTTGAACACCTTGTACTCCTTGAGCACCTTGAGTACCTTGGGCACTTTGTGGACCTTGTGGACCTTGAACTGTTGATGGTGTTCCAATATTTCCTTGAATCCCTTGAACACCTTGTACTCCTTGAGCACCTTGAGTACCTTGGGCACTTTGTGGACCTTGTGGACCTTGAACTGTTGATGGCGTTCCAATATTTCCTTGAACTCCTTGAGCACCTTGTAAACCTTGAGCACCTTGAGTACCTTGGGCACTTTGTGGACCTTGTGGACCTTGAACTGTTGATGGTGTTCCAATATTTCCTTGAACTCCTTGAGCACCTTGTAAACCTTGAGCACCTTGTAAACCTTGTACTCCTTGTACACCTTGTGCACCTTGAGTTCCTTTATCCCCTGTTGTTACAAATGAGATTATTATATCTTCTAAATTTGTAAAAGGTGATGTAGCTGAAGAAGCTTGATTAGTTACAGCTAATGTCCACCATCCTGTATTATTAGTAAGATCTGAGATCTGGAATAATAAAAATTGTGTTGCATCTGTTCTATTAGCTATTCTAACATACCCTTTAATTAAAGATGTTACACTATCTATTGTAGTTAAAAATGCTGAAATGTCTGTACCTTGATCATTTAATGAGTCAATGTATATTTCTGTTGCTACATTTTCGGTAGCGTTATTTAAACGAACTTTTCCTTGACCAGGATCAGCTGCGGTTGTTGTTGTATCGTATGTGTAATCAAAAGTTGCGCCACCAAATGAACCATCTGTTCCTTGAGCCCCTGTTGTACCTTGACCTCCTTGAACTCCTTGTACTCCTTGAGCACCTTGTAAACCTTGTGCTCCTTGAAGACCTTGAACACCTTGAACTCCTTGTGCACCTTGTAATCCTTGTGCACCTTGTAAACCTTGAGCACCTTGTAAACCTTGCGCTCCTTGTAAACCTTGAACACCTTGTACTCCTTGTACTCCTTGTACTCCTTGTACTCCTTGAACTCCTTGTGCTCCCTGTAAACCTTGTACTCCTTGTAATCCTTGTATTCCTTGAACACCTTGTACTCCTTGAAGACCAAGAGCTGTATTATATGATAAGTTACCTGAAGTGTCTGATACAACTATACGGGTTTGAGAAGTACTTGTTAAACCTGTTAATTGAGCTGAAGAACCTGTTAATGTTCCACGTACATTTAATGAACCTGAAATTGTTACAGTTTTAGCAACAAAATCCCCACCAATTAATGGAGTTCCTGAACCTGATGCTATATATAATTTATTACTTTCAACTGTTGGAGTAGAAGGGCCCGCAGAATATCCTATAATGACATTATTTGATGAATTACCATCAAGATGAATACCCGCACTTCGTCCTAAAGCTATATTGTTATCACCATCATCTAATATAAAAAGAGTACTATTTCCTACAGCTACATTTTCATCTCCAGTTAGGAGATTTTGCAGGGCTTGGTTACCTAATGCTAAGTTAGTATTTCCTGTTGTGTTACGCCATAAAGTATCATTTCCTAAAGCGATATTTCCATCACCTTCAGTATTAGAATTTGAAGCACTAGGCCCTATAGCTATATTATAAGTTCCTGTAGTATTATTTGATAAAGCTTTAGGACCATATGAAAGATTAGTATCAATGTTACCTTTACCATTATTCCAAATGGTTCTATCAATATTATTATACTCCAATTGAGGTATAGCATTTATTCCATTATCAGAATAAGATGATGTTAAAGAGTATAATGAACTTGAAGCATTTCTAGCAAATGATGAACTTATTGCTTGAGAAGCAGAAGTAGCATATGAAGCAGTTCCAAATAAAGATCCTGTAAATGAGGTCGCGTTTAAAGATCCTGTTAGTCCATAAGATCCTGTTAATTGTTTAGAATTAATCCAAACACTTCCACTTTTTACTAATAAATCTCCAAATGATGAAGTTGTAGTAGTATCTACTACATCATGTAATTCCCCTAATTCATATCCGTTATCAATACGGACATACATAGAACCGTTATTAGTTTGTACTCTTAGTACTTGTCCTAATCTTACAGCATGTAATGGTGCTACTGGTGCTGTTCCTATTATAGATCCTGCTGCTCCTAAATAAAGTAATTGTCCTGCTACGAATGCATTTGTGTTTATTCCTATTAATGTACCTTCTGTTATTACATATCCAAAACTATCATGAGGAATGTCTTGATTAGTAATACCTAAAGTGTTAGCAGAAACTGGATCATTTTCGTATGAAGCAGTTGATATTAAAGCATTATCACCTGTTGCTCCTGATATTCTTACTACTTTTCCTTTATTGATTTGAGCTCCAGTTACGTTTTTAACATATATTAAAACATCTTGAGCATTTTGAGAATTAGATGTTGTTAAGGCAAAATTCGCGTAAGAGGCTGTTATTGCTTGAGAAGCACTAGTAGCATATGAAGCAGTTCCAAATAAAGAACCTGTGATTCCGTTTGTAACGGTAAGAGAATTTAAAGCAGCGTCTGAGCCGCTAACTATGACTTTTTTCCAACTTGGCATATTAAAATTTATTATGATTGGTTACCGGTTTGCCGGCCCACTTCCTTATGTAGGATCTATAATATAGGTATAAATATGAGTTGGGTTACTTTGATTTAGATTTTTTAGTTTCTTCGTTAATCATTGTTTCAATTTGATTAATTTCATTATCTAATTTAATTTGTAAATTAGCTACAAATTGAGCTGTAGCTCCTGTAATTTGGATTACATTAAGAGATTGACGCATTAATTTGATTTCTTCTAGTTGAAGATTTTCGATTGAGAATAAATTCATGTTTTAAAACTTTTATTTAATACTATTATGGTAAATGTATAACTTTTGTATTTTTAATACTAAATTATATAATACTTCTACATCCTCACCTTTAAATTGAGAATTTTTGATTGTTTGTAAAAGGAATTCTGTTTCCCTTTTATTTAACTCAAACAAATTAGAAGAATCAGCCACTACTGGCTGATTCCCCTTATTTTGAATTTTGTCTATTAATCCCATTATAACTTTTTTGATAATTTTTTATTTTATGCCCAGATAAAAATATCTTGGTTAGTTGCAATTTTAATGTTACCTGGTTTTTGGTAAATAACTTTATCTGTACTTTCCGCTACATTTAAGTCTACTACCATAGCTGCGAAAGCGTCTGGTGATGCTGTTGTAGCTGTTGATGATAATGAACCTGTATAAGCCCATCTAGCTTGACCTTGATCATATAAGAAAGCAAATCCTGTTCCATCAACATTATTTTGGATAATAATACCACCATCATTAGTTGAAGTTGATCCAGAAGATAATAATATAAATTTATCAGCTATATTTAAGTTAGCAGTATTAATTGTAGTTGTAGTACCATTAACTGTTAAATCACCTGAAATTGTTTGGTTACCATTTAATATTAAATTAGTTCCATCAAATGTTAAATTAGCTTCACCATTTATTGTACCACCACCATTGGCAGTTAATACTCTATTATTAGCTTCATTTGTTATTGCAGGTGTAATATTAGATGCTGTTAAGGCATTTCCTGCATTTGGAGTATTTAAAGCAAAAGAAGCTGTTAAAGCATTATCTGCATATGAAGCACTCAATACTGT